TATTGCCGCAAAAAAATTTGCCTTGCCGGACCGGCCGCTCGGCACGCGGCGAATCTTTGCACAGCCCCCCCCATTGCTGGCGATACGTGCGCGAGATCATCCCAGGGGTAGCTTTAGCGCCAAGACGAGCGCGACCGCGATCGCGACCACTACGGTGATGATAGACACGCCAATCCAGAACATGAAAGCGCGCGGCGACATCGGCTTCCACTCGTGGCGCATCGGCGGCGGTTCACGCACGACGACGTTCCCGTTGCGTCTTCTCATTGTGGTGCGGCCAGCAGAGCGATTGCAGGTTAGTCGGATCGAGCCGTCGCTCGGGCGCGATGCTTACCGGCTGGATGTGATCGACCATCGCCGCGGCCGTCTCCCGGCCAAGCTGTGCGCAGCGTCGGCACATAGGCTCACCCCGTAGGTGCAGCGCCCGCAGCGTCCGCCACTCCGGATCGTTGGCGCGCCAGCGATTGACCGGGCGCGGATTATATCGCTCCTGCTCGACGCGGAAGGCCGCGAGCCGCTCGGCGCGGGACGGTAGCCACGGCGCGCGGAACGTTGGCGGGTAGGCGTTGCGGGTCATTGCGCCGCCGGCATCGGGACCGGCTCGGGGCTGCGCTTCGGCTCGCGCACCAGCACGCCGGCGATCTGCTCGCGCAATGCCTGGATCATCGGGTCAGCGATATCCCACGGCGCCTTGGTCAGCAGTTGCAGGACGGTATTCCACTGGCCAAGGGTTAGCACGATGGCGACCGGCTCGGTCAGATTGAACGAGCGCGGCTGCTGGGGTGTATTGTCGTCTCGCATGTCGATTGCTCCTATCGTTTTGATGGTAGAACGCCAGATGATCCGCCTTTGAGCGCGACCACCTCGGCGTATAGTTCCTTGACGGCATTGACGAGGACCGGAATGAATGACGATGAGCGCAGGGCGAGCATCTCGTCCGGGCCAGCCGTAGGCGCGACGATTTCCGGCAAGATCGGCAACACGTCTTGCGCGATAAAACCGATTTCCCGATGATCCGATCCCTCGCGGGCGAAACTAACCGGATTGAGCGCCAGAATCTCACTTAGCCCGTAAGTCGCCGGCTGGACGTGCTGCTTGCTGCGAATGTCGGAAAAGTCTTGATACGGTCCGAAGGCGCGCACCGGACCCTGGACGACTTGGAGGACGGAACCGCCAGGACCGTTGACATAAGGATATATCTCAACGGAGTTCAAGTTCGGTTCATGCGTAAACCGATAAACCGAACTACCTAGGTCCCATTGCAATAGTTTTTGAGGGGCAAACGTCAAAACGGTATAACCATTAAGGTAATCAACCGTCAAACCAAATCCAGTGACCCCAGCGGTTCCTGCAAAGATACTACCGCCTGACGTTACTTGCTGCGCGCCTGTGACTATACCACTTGCCGCAATGTCTCCCGAGCTAGCGATATAGGCGCCATTGATCGAGCCACTAGCCCCGATGTTTTGAGAAGCGTTGACAAAAGCGGCACCAACGCTGCCAGCCGCGTCGATGTTGCCGCTGCTGTAAAGATAACCAGCAGATACTTGCCCGCCAGCAGCGATGTTGCCATAGCTCCCGAATGTTCCGTCAAGTAGAAAATATGCCCATCCCGTTTGCGGATTGCCAGTGCCGTCGATGGCACCAAGCTGGAATCTGTCAGGGTCCATCCACATGCCGGCGGCAGCAGTACCCGGTATATGGCACCCAATAGATGGTTGCCCGCCATTCGATAGTATGCGCCCATTTTGACTGTTGATCGTCGCGCCAGCATCTATCTGGCCTGAACAAAGCAAATAGCCAGGATACATCCCGGCGGCACTCATATTCTGAACGGCATCAATACTTCCTGCACTACGGATATAGGCACCGCTAATCGTTGCGCCCGCGCCCATATTGCCGCCGCAGGAAATGTCATTAGCAGCGTAAATCAAGCCGCCCGCCGAGACGTCAGCGGTGGCATAGAAGTTGGGCGCGGCAAGACTGCCGGTCATCGTATCGCCGGCCTTCGCCACGTAAAGCCCGGCGCCAGCGCCCGAGGCGATCGCGTTGATCGCTTGCCAGAGTTGGGTGTGATCGGCCGGGTTTAACGGGATACCGGCAAACTCGATGACGTTGGCGATTTCCTCTTGCTCGCTATCGAACCAGATCGCCTCAAGCTGCGTGGTCGACAGCCCGGTCGCCGGATTGCCATCGGTAAAGCCGTCCTTGCCGGGACCGAACTTGTCGATGAAGCGGGTCGGCGTGCTGATACGTTGCATGTCTAGTGCCTGTCAGGTGGCGAGGGTGGCGGCGGTGGCGGCGGGCGATTGCTGCCGGCGGCGATAAGAGCAAGGATCGAGGTCAGGATTTCGGCCCACCAGTCGTGCAAGCTCTGGACAAGGCCGAGCTTGATACAGGTGCCAGGCGGCGCGACGCCATAAAGCACCCCGAGGGTGCAGCCGAGCGCGGTGATTACCATGCAGAACAGCACAACGCCAATCGTGGCGGCCAGCAACCAGAAGCAGGCCCGAAGCATATCGAACGGGCGCACGGCCGGCCTTGCTCACGGCGGGATTTCGTTCGTAGGCAAGCCGACCCAGGCGGTGAACTGCAAGTCGCGCACGGCTCTTTCGAGCAGCCGGACGCTGGCCTCGAGCGCGGCAATACGGGCAGGATCGGCAAGCACGAGCGCATTGCCCGCCGGATCGCCGATCAACAGACGTTCGGCGGCTGGTGTCATGTCAAAGGCGGGCTCGCCAGCGAACAACGCACCGTTGGCAGGAGTGCCGACGTCACGACGTAAGCGTATGAGCTTGTCACGCGGCACGGTAACACCCCTTAATCAAAACGTCCCGCCATCGACGAGAAGGACGCCGAGCGGATCGCCGGCCGTTCCGTTGCCGGTCAATGACGTATCGATGATAAGCGGTCCGTCGAGCTTATTGGTCTGCAATTCGGCTAGCGCAGCCTGCACGTTGGTCGACGTCATGCCGGGGATTGCCGTTACCGAGACGTTCGCCGCAGCGACGATAGCCTGCCCGAGACTAACATGCGCCCAGGCATAGGTTCCGCTGCCGGGCGGCGCCTCGACCCCGATCAGCATATCGTTGACGATCATCGGCACGCTCGGCGCGGGCGGCGGTGCCGTTCCTGCGACGCTAACCAGCAGGAAATAGCCGACAGTCGTGGCCGATGCTATCGGCAGCGGACCAGCGGTAAGCGGCGAGCCGGTGATCGGGATCACGGCGCCGGTTGTCGCGTTGTAGGTGCCGACGAGCGTCAATAGACCGGTAACGGTCGAAAGGATCGTTGCGATCTCGTTGATCGCCGGAACCAGCGACTTTGCGGTGGTGATCAGCGTTGCCGGATCGGCGCCGAGCTTCAGCACGGCCGGCGTGATCGGCCGCGTAGTATCAGTTCCGGTTGTCGCTTCGGCTTGCGTCGCCGGATCGGTATGGATCGCGGCACCGGTTTGCATCAGTCCGCCGTTCGGCAGAACGGTGACGCCACCTAGCTGCGTCGCCGTAGCGGTTGCAAGCGTTAGCTGGCCGGTAGCCGCGATGAGGTTGAGACCGCTGGTCGCAGCGGCGGGCACGAACACGCCGCCAAGGTTCGCGGCGAGCGGGCCGGCATAGTCGAGATTGACGGTGCCCGCTGGTAACTCGGTCAAGCCACGAGCGAATGTGTAAGTCGTCCCGCCTTGTGCCGGCGGCACCCATGCAACGATACCGCCCGGGCCGGTTGATGAAAGCACCTGACCGGCGTTGCCGCCGGTAAGCAGGAAGCTCGTCAGGCTGAACGTCTTGGCCCCGGTGATTGTTTGCGCGCCGATCAGCTCGACCTGTCGGACGGGCGAGACCAGCGGCGCATAGCCAGCGCCGGTGTGGATCATCAAGTCATTGCCGACGGTAGTATACGAAAGCCCGCTAATCCCACCGAGCGACCAGAACGGCTCGCCCGCAGCGCCGGCAGCGGGGGCTGGAGGCGCTACCTGCACACCGGAGTCGTCCTTACGGAACGCGATCAATTGCTGTCTGGGCATTAGACGGTCTCCATCCGCTTGTAGTTCATCGTCAGAACGTGCCGCCGTCGATTATTTGACCGGGCGCGAATACGATCGGTCCGGTCATCGTGCCGCCGTCTAGTCCGAGCTTGCTTGCCTGCAAGTCCTCGATCTCGTCCTTGGCCGCTGCGAAATTCCCCCGGACCGAGACCGTAGTCGGGGTACCGAAAACCGGAAAGCTCGGATCGATCGCCGAGACCATCGTCGCAGGCGCATTGCGCAGGATCGGCGTGGGCGCCTGGCGGGGAGGCGAATTGCGCGGCACGCGGACGGGCGGCGGGCGCGGCTGCGGAACCGGCGCGTTGCGCCGCATAACGGCAAGCGCCTTGCGCACCATCGCTGCGGTCACATGGCGCGGCCGGTGGATTATGGGGCGTCCCACGGCTCGCTCGCTCCGTCATCCCAGACGCTCGCCCCGGCATCCCAGATCGAGTGCGTCATCGGCGGCAGGCCGCCGGTTCCATAGCTGAAAATCACGATCGTCTGCGACGGGGCGATCGCCATAATCGCGCATTCGAGTGAGCTATAACCCCAGGTCGCGATGAATTCATTGCAGAATGACCGGCAAGTCATCCACTCGACGCGGATCGCCTCGTCATGCACCTTGACGAGCCAGGTATGTGACCAATCCGGCGCCGTATTCAGGAACGCGTTGCAGCCTGACCATGTGCGGAACGGCCGGAATTCGATTACGCTCACGTCCCAGCCGAGCGTCGCGGCATAGTCGACGAAGTCTTGCGGCGTAGTGGTGGCACCCGCTTGTCGCTTGGCGATGACATCGCGGCGCCGTAGTGCGATCGTTGGCGCTAGCTCACCAACGCACGGCTCGGGCAAGCCGCAGTCGGTTTCCCACATGGACAACGTCTCGATGGTCGTGCGCGGGTCCGCCTCGTCGAGTAGCGCCTGGATGCGGGTGTAGGCGTAGTGATGCACGCCCACCAAGCCCCGGATCAGCCGCGTCTGTACCGCCGCCGGATCGCGCGACCAGGCGAACCCCTCGGGCAGCATGGCGAGCGCTTGCGTATCGAAGTCGTGCTTTGTCAGCGCGAGCGCGCCGCGTTCCTGCGCTTCGCTCATCGCTGCCGCCTCGAGAGCACGAAGCTAACATTGCCGACCGTGGGCAACTCGCCGATCTGCAACGCCACGTCGCCGGCCGGCTCGTCGATCTTGTGCGTCCGCACGCCGGACGCGATCGACACCGCCTCCCATATCCAATTGATCGCGATGATGCCGCCTGGCACGCCCTCGCGAAATAGCATGTCGGCAAGCTCGTCATCGATCGCCTGCTCGGTGGCCTCGTTGCGCGGGACGAGATCGCGCACCGTGACGTCGATCGGCCGGGCCACCGGGGCATAGACGAATAGCTCGGCGGTGACCGGACGCCGCGGCTCGATGTAGGCCAGCAGCGCCGCCGCGTCCTCGGCGGTAGGAATTCCGCCCGGATAGACGTCATCCATCGCGAAGCGAACCACGACAGTGCCGGTGCCTTGCTCGCGAGGAAATACCCAAGCGCGGGTGACGCCGGGGAATTCCAGCGCCCAGCGAACATAGTCCGAATCGGCGCCACCCTGCGGCGGACGTTGGATGCGATCGAGAATGCGCGACCGCCACGGCTCTTGCTGTTCCTGATCTGTGCCGCCGATCATCAACGCCGGAACGACAGCACCGAGAATGCCGTCGATCGAATTAACGGTGTTCAAGACGGTGCCAGGGGCCAGGTTGCCGGCCGCGCCCGGAACGACAGCCTGGATCGGTGCCGACAATTGAGCGCCCGCCGGAATACCGTCGGCTATCGTCCGCACTTGGATCCCGGTCTCGGTCTGAAACAACGAGCCGGCTGGCAAGCTCGCCGGACCGCTAATCGTCGCGAGTAGCCCACCGGTTGCCCGCGTCGCGTCCTTGCGCGGCACGCGCCATTCCGAGCCGTGCCGGCCGAGACCGACACCGGTTGCCGTAGTGACGTGGATTTGTCCGGCGTAATTGTCGATCGAATCAAGCTGCTCGTCAGCCAGCCCGGCGGCGGTGATCGCGAGCACGTCAAGGTTGCTCTGCGCTAGTCTAGCATTGGCGCCGGTGAGGTTGGCCTCGATGTCGGCTTGTGCTTGCTCGATTAGCTCGGACAAGCTGCGACGGTAGAAGCCGTTACCGGCGGCCATCAGATGATCACCCCGGAGATGCGATCCATGCTGACGAGTTGCCCCCAGACGAGCGCGAAGCGCCAGCCGATCCGCGAACCGGGCGGCGAGATGATGACGAGGGTCAATTCGAGCCGGCCGGCGCCGGTCCAAGTCGCGGCAATATCGATCTGCGACGCGACGCCCTCGCGGATCATCCAGTCCGTGGCCTCGCGGGCATAGACCTCGGCCTTGATCCGCGTCGCTTCGGTTTCCTTCTCCCGCGATAGCAGCCACAAGCGCGAGCCGAGCGGATATCGGCGATACGCGTCTGCCCACCAGCCGCGCCGGCCACCGCCGTCCGGCGGCACGTCATCATCGTGCGCGGTCCGATTGGTGCCGAGCGACAAGATGACAGCGGTCGCCAAGTCCTGATCGTCGCGCAGCACGCCGGACGGCAGCAATTCGTAGTCGCCGCTATTGGTCGCCTCATTCCAGACGGTGGAAATGTCGACCATTAGGGCGCCAGCACACCGAATTCGACGGGCGGCTCGGACGTCACGCGCGCGCCCCGGAGATTGACCGCGCTAGTGGCGGTAACCGTGGCATCGGTGCCGGCCGTCGCCTCGATCGTCTCGTCGGCCTCGATGATCACCTTGCGCGCCTTGATGACGAGATCACCCTCGGCGGTAAGTCGCAGGGAGACGTTTTGATCGTTGTATAAAACGACCTCGCCAGAGGCTAGGCCGGCCGGCCGCGAGCCGCGATCATTGACCGAGACCACGACGCCCTGATCGCGATTGCCACCGAGGAACGCCACCAGGGTATCGCCGCCGGCCGGCGGCACGCTCGACAGCCCGTAAGTCTGGAAGCGCTCGACGCCGTCCGCGACCTCGCCGGCGAGCAAGCCGACCTGCATCACCTGGATGCCGCCGGCATCGTTGACGGCCCGGAGCACGCCGCGCGCCAGCATCATGTTGAGGCGCCGGACGAGGGGGGCAAGCTGACGATCCAGAGCGCTCATCCTAGCCGCCCGCTCCGGGGCTACGTGGCGCGGCGTCGCCTGGCAGGAGGGTTCTAGCGCCGCCAGACCGGGCCGGCCGTAGCGGCGTCCTAGAGGCTTTTAGCGGGGGGTCGCCCGGACGCCAGGTCGGCGCGATTGTCGGCGTCTGCTGCTCCGGGGCCCAGCCTGGCGGCAGCGGTGGCGTAGCCCGGAGACCGAACGGACAGAATACGACCGCGCTGCGCGGCATCGGCGCCCAGATATCGAACGGATCGCCGTTCACTGCTTGCTTTCCTTCCGGCGCTGCTCGCCCGCCTGGCGATCGGCCGCTACCTGTTGCCAGAAGTCAGTACCGCCGCCGCCCTTGCCCTTTATCTCCGCCTTGAGATCGTCAGGATTAGGCGTCAACGCTTCGGGCGGCTTTAGGGTCAGCCGCGTGATGGTGCCCGAGGCGCCTAACCGGAACGAGACCGCGCAGATCGTCATCTCGCGGTCGAGACCGAGCCAGCCGTCCTCGATCCGGCATATCCGGTTGATCGGCCAGGGCACGCCCTCGTCGGTGAACCACCCTTGGACCTCAATCGTCGCGGTGCGGCCGTTACCCCAGCGGTTCGCCACTTCCCACTGCGCTCGCGCTTGCGCCTCGGCGTTCGATGTCTTGGCGGCTTGATAGATCACCAGCGGGCGGTAACGGGTGATCGACGGATCGGTCGCCCGGCCGATGCTCTGCGCTGCTTGCCTGGGCGATACGTTATCCGCGCCGGCTTGCTGGCCTTTGACAATCACGACCGAATGTCGCTCGCGATCGTCGAGCAGGGCATTAGCCGTCTTGATGTTGCCGCCTTGGACGAGATCGGTATCGCAGTATTCGGTCGAGACGCGGGTGATTAGCAGCGTGCCGTCGTGCTGCTCATACGCCAGCACTTGGCGCAGCCGGGTGATCCGCTCGATCGCCTCCCACGCGGTCTCGCCCTGCTGGACCTTGAAGTCCAGCGGTGCACCGAGATCGGTCTCGATGACCACGCCCACCTGATAGACCGCAGCGAGCGCGCGGATGATGTCGGCCGGCGGCGCCTTTTTCCACTGCGTGGGCGCGCCCTCGGGCGCGCAGTCGATTAGATCGCTCACCAGGCCGCGCCCGACGATCTCGATCTGGTGCGATCCAGCGTCATAGCGCGGCGACACCTGGTCGACCCAGCCGGTCGCCATCAGGTGCTCGTTCATATGCACGGTACAGCTATCGCCCGGCTGGAAGTCCCAGGCTCGCTGCATACCAGGCCAGTCGCGGGTGCCGATGACGCCGAATTGCATCGTGGCCTCGTCGACCGAGCGCTCGAGCATGACGCTGAGCCAGCCGCGATAGTCACGATCGCCGAGCGTAAGGATCAATTCCGCCTCTGGCATCAGGTGAGCGCCGGTGCCGTCAATTCGGTCGGCATAAAGCTCGGATGTGGCGTCGGGTTCGCTTGCGCTAGTCGACCCGCCTGGCGCGCGTCCTGATAAATCCGATGGGCCGCGACATGCACCGGCAGCGTGGTGACCGTGGCAAAGAATGTTGCGGTTTGTTGCCCGATCTTGTCACTGAGCAGCGTGATCGCGGCGGTAAGCACCGCGCGCAGGCTGCTGACCGTGCCGTCATTGTCGACCGAGGCGGCGGCGATCACCGGGCCGAAGATCGCGCTAATCGCGCTGCGCAGGTCCGCGCCGTCCTGCGGTGCAATGCGTCGCAGGCTGATCAGCCGTTGCGCCGCGCCGAGCGCTCCCGAACGGCGGACGAGCGACGTAATCGCCGCGCGGTTGATTAGCTGCTGCATCCGGGTCGGCGTGTAGTCGCCCGCCTGGGTGGGCAGCACCGGGGTCAAGCCGGTGGTCCATTGCGCCAGCGCGGCCATCGCGGCGATCGCTATGTTGGTTTCGATCAATGCCTCGGTGGCGACGGCTGCGACGTAGCGCTCGATACCGATCGCGACGGTAGCGGGCGGTTGCAGGACATAGGCGGGAGTAAAGGCTGCGCTACGGTCCGCGATAGCGGCATAGGCGACCGGATCGCACTGGTTGCGTTCAAGCACCTGGCTGACGGCGGCGATGATCTCGGCCAGCATCGCGGTGCTGTCGTCGGCGACGAAGCCGGAATAACCCGCTACCCGCCAGGCGGCGGCGAATGCGTCGGTTATCCGTCCCACGCGACCCCCAGCGAGCGGGACAGCGAGCGCTGCGAATTCGGCTCGCTCGTCGGCTCGACATAGCCGGTCGTTTCGACGAACGCCAAGGTGAATTGCGCGATGCGCCGGCCGGCATCGCCCTCGTGGACGGTGAACGTATCACATTCGACGTTGTGCTCGCCGAGATACGGATGGATCAGCAGGCCAGGCCCTTCGGCCTCGAGCGCGGTCAATAGCTCGTCGCGCTGGATTTCCCAGGTGTCGCCGATCACGTGTGCCTGGAACGAAAACCGCCGGCCGCGCCGCCCGAGGTCCTCGGCGAGCGGCTCGTCGCGCAGCGGATATTCGTGCCACTCGTGGCGTCGCCCGCCGCTCATATCGTAAGCACCGAGACGGAAGGCCGCGTCACGAAAATAGCCGATCCGCGGCGGCACGCGCGATAGCACCCGAGAAAGCAGCGGCGGCAGCGCCATTAGTGGGCCATCGCCAGGCTACCGCGCGGACCGGCATACTGCTTTTCGATCGAGACATCAGCCGGGCCGCTCGATCGTTGCGTGACCTGCATTCCGGCCGGCGCGTTCTGGAATTTCACGTCGAGTTCCGTCTTCGAAGCCTGCACGCCCGCCGCCGCCGCCGGCATGGCAGCCGCAGCAGGCATTCCGGCCTTGGCCTCGGCGACGCCGCCCCAGGCCCCGCCGAGCTTGCCCGATCCGCCCGCACCGGCCCACGCGCCGCTGAGCTTGCCCGCCGTGGCGTCGTTAACCTTGTCGGTCGCGGCGACGAGCGGCTTGCTGGCGATGGTCTCGGCGGCCTTGCCCCAGTCTCCGGTGAGCTTGCTGGTATCGATCTGCGGCGCGGCAATCTGCGGCGCCTCGATCTTGCGGCCGAATATCCCGGCAATCGTGTTCCAGGCACCTTGCAGGAAGCTGATCAAGCCGTCCCATAGCTTCTTTACGGTCTCGATCGGATCATTGAACGCGCCGACGATCGCGTCCTTGATCGCGCCGACCCCCGCCACGATCGCCTTGCCGAATTCGACGATGAATGCGCCGATATCATCCGGCAACGAAGCCCATGCCTCGCGGCCGACCTGGGCGAGATTGCCGGCGAGCACCCGCCACGTCGCCGTGATCATATCCCAGCCCTTGCTAAGCTCGGCCGTGATGTCGGACCAT